TCATTGCCAAGATCGTCATACAGGTTTCCGAATGTTCCCGATTCGGTCGCACATGCTCGGAATGTTATATCCGCAGCGTCCCACGTGCTCGGCATCTCAATACCAAACGAACCATACGCAAGTGTGTCGATTACTGACGATAATCCGTCTGAACTGGTTGAGAGCGTTACAGGGATTGTGTTAAACTGACATGGAATTGCCATAAAATATACACCTTGGGACACTATCAGCCCCAAAAAAGATTAAAGCGTTATTACGCGCTCATTAAGTAAATATTTTTCCTTCGTGCGTATACGTATTTCCCTGATATCGCGCTGGGATCCCATACCACAATTCACCTGCAGGAATATCACAGTTCACAAACGAGAACGCCCCTATAATGGCGCTATCTCCGATTGTGACTCCGGGCATAACGACCGAGTGAGTGCCAATCCGTGCATTTTTTCCGATCGTAACTTTCCCTCGTTTATTGTCGATCGTGGATACAGAATAGATCGAGCAATGAGAACCTATCTGAACATTGTCTCCGATCTGTACTCCTGCCTCAGCCTGGATGTATGTGAACGCCCCGATATCAGTATGGTTCCCAAGATCGAGCTCCTCCGGATGTGATACAATCCAGTTCCATTCCGTAGGTTTGTTATGAAGAATATTGGGGGGTTTCCATTCTTTCATTTTAGATATACCCGTAGGATTTCCACAATGCGATCCGATGCACCGGTCTTGAATGGACCACGCGGGCGATTCTTGTTTCGATCTCCAATCATTAGTATTTGTTCGGGTCTCAAAAAATGCGGGGCTTCGTAGACTGCGGTGGAACTGTTGGTTAGGAAGCGCTGGCAATTTTTAAGCAGTCCGAGAAATTGCGGGCGAGGGATATTCTGTTCATAAACATCCCCTAACTGACCGATGGGTCCGTCAGGATTCCCCCCAATCTGAACGGTGTAATTTACAATATTTTTCCAAACAAAATTATATTCTTTTAATGATTGTAAACCAGAATATTTTTCTTTTCCGTTAATTTCGTGATTTATTAGAAGAAGATCGTATATTTCGTGTGGGCGATGGGGTAAAACACTTTCGTCCACTTCCAGATCGTCAAGATGGGAAATACCGACGATATGGGCGTTCATTTTGTGGTTCAATCCGGCAATCCGGAGGATGTCTGTCGCTTTTTCTTTTGCCTCAACACTCTCGCAGAACTGGATATCTGACCAGAGCGTGATGCAATGACGATCCACGTCATCATATGTGGTGATAGGATCGTTGACAATTCCCGCGTAGAAATGGGCGATCTTGATCTTATTGTGAAATGCGGCAGCGGCAGCGGCGCACATTTCCACGCGATCCCCAGTGATGAAAATAAGATCGTAAGGTTCCATATTTTCATGAAGAGAGATTCGGCGATCTATCCAGTCATAAGACTGCCCAAAGTTTTGGGGGGAGAGATTAATCAAATCGACAATAAAATGTTCCCTTAATCTTCTGATTACCGGGGCGCTCAATCCTTCATCACTTCGACACCCGATAGGGACAAGAATCCTTTTCATAGGCTCCACCCGGCATCCACCGTAATCACTTGTCCGTTCACTGCATTGTCTGGATGGAGGAGCATGTCGATCACGGGCAGGATGTTTTTTGTAGTGAGCATGGGCGCGTGTCCAGAGCGGATATAATTTGTATGGAATCTCATAGAATGATTATTAAATACGCCTCCCGGAGCAATCGCGTTGACCTGGATGCAATATGGTTTTAGTTTTTGCGCGAGATACCGGACTGCTTGCTCAACCCCCGCTTTACTCATGGCGTATTCCAAAGGGGTTTCCGGGATCTCAGTTCCTGAATAGATACTGAAGTCCGGGGCAACGTGACCATAGATAGAAGAGAATAAGATCATCCTCCCAGCTCCCCGGCACTCCAACTGCTTGATCACAATATGCCACGTTGCGATCTGGTCTTCCTGTCGGGCATATCGGGCACAATCGATGAATGCGCCATAATCGATATCACGCGGGGGGATTTCGTCCGGCACATCATACCCAGTTGCCAGAGTTCCCAAATGGCGGGTAACCGCAGAGCCAATCAATCCCTTTGAACCGGCAATGAGGATCATGCCAATCGCCGGAATCCTGGACGTGCCGGCTTTCCTTTGAGTGATACACTGCCGGATGCGATACCAGCAAAGACCTCGAAAACGTGATCGGAATATTCCATCATGTCGTGATTCTTGTGGCACGTTGACGGGTAGAACTGCCCGGCTGCAAGATATCCGCGTTTAAGCATTTCTTGGGTGAATGTCGTTATCATTACCCTGTCAGTATCATCCGTGAATGCGAACGTTGCCAGCGGATCCAGCCCAGATATCTCGACTTCGAGTCCTGCCTCTTTTGCTGCACCCTGCCAAATCCGCTTTGCAGCGGCACCGGCTTTTATCATGTGCTGTTGTGCGTTCACTTTCCGCATCTTTTCGAGCGTTACCAGTCCGGCAGAGTATCCAAGCCGCTCCGACCATTGCATCGATGATATGAACGTATTAAGTGCCTTGCTCATGACATCCTGCTTTCCGACGACGGCACTAATGGCATATCCATTTCCAAGAGCCTTCCCATAGAGGACGATATCTGGATAGATCCCGTGCAGCTGGTGATAGCCGCCAAAGTTGCACCGGAAACCGCTTGCAACCTCATCGAAGATCAGGGGAATGTCAAAATTACTGCAATATTCCCGCACCATTTTCAAGAATGGAATGTTTTCCGGTTTGCTTCGTACCGGTTCCATCATAATACAACTGAGACCTGCCGGAAATTTGACTCCCATATCCCCATATTCAAACGGGACACAGTCCGGGTCCAGTTGTGGCGGGTGCCCAATTTCCCACCCGTGATATCCACAAATCGCAAACTGACGCTTCCCAGAATATTCGCGGGCAATCCGAAGTGCTATCTGGCATGCGTCATTCCCAGACCGCCCGAACCTTACCATATCCATTTCCGGATTGATTTGGAGCATATGTTCCGCAAGTTCGACCTCTTCCGGACAGTTGAGAGTTGAGACATTCCCGCGCCGTATAGCTTCCATGACTGCCGAATCAACATCAGGATCGGCATATCCGAGAGTGGAATTGCCAGCGCCCATCACGCTGAAATCAAGATATTTCGTTCCGTCCGGCGTGATTACTTCGATGCCAGATGCTGATGAATAATAGGGTGGCCATGCGCCCGGTGCATATCTGTCCGGCGTTTTCGAGAAGAGATGATTACCCCCCGGAATAATTTGGTTTGCTCGTTGCCAGAGATTGATCATAATCGTCCCTCCTGCCGCGCCTTAAGTATTGCCTCTACTCGGATGAGATCTGCCGGTTCGTCTATCTCGTCACTCTGCCATGATTCCGCACGGTAAGCTGCCGTTAATTCGTGGTTGAATGATAATCTCTCCCGGTACGTGTCCACATACGAGAGATAGATATCACCGCTCATGAAGTATGCTGGGCGGAGCGCCTGTCTTCGAGGATGACCAGGATATGACGGTTCGGCAGATGTTGCGCCGGTCAATGAACCATATGGTACGAGCTGACCGCTCCGCGCAATCTCGAAGGCAATGAGGGGATGGTGGTTGCTGTCTTCGATAACAGATACCATAGCGCGGGCTTTGGGCGCTTGCTTGAGGAGTTGTATCGCCTCATTGATCTGTTCTGGAGTGCGGAGCGGAGATGTTGGTTCTAGGAGAACCACGATATCAAACTTTTCTCCAAGCTCCCCCATTTTGTCCAACGCATGGATAATCACTTCTGATGATGGCGATTTGTCTTTTGCGAATTTTTCGGGGCGCATGAACGGGAATAAATCTTTTCCGAATTGCTCCAGCATGTCCCGGTACCGCAGACTATCCGTGCTTACAATCAGCCGATCAATCTCTTTGGCTTTCCGTGCCGCTTCGATAGTCCAGTATATTAGCGGTTTCCCGTTGAGTTTTGCAACATTCTTATCTTTGATGCCCTTTGAACCCTCGCGGGCTGGGATGATTCCCAAAACCTTCATGATATCACCACAAAATCTTCTGATTCATATGTTACCTGTTCATCGTCAGACATGAGCCGTTCTGCTCGCTTTTCTCCGCTACGAACACCCGTAGTCCGGTACGTGCAGTTTGGATGTGTCTCGAACATAAGATCGAGAATCTTCTGCAATTGCATTTTTGGGATAACAACATCCCCATTTACGGCTCGGTTTGGAAGCATACACACGATTTCCGCTGCTTTCTTTGTGTCTATGAAATATCGTTCCATATCCAGATCGGTAATGGTGAGCGGTTCCCCTGCGTTCTGTTGCCGGTCCCAAACCTCCAGAACATTACCAGACGATTGTTTGAAATTACCGGACCGAAACGTGACAAACCGGGTGTGCGTCTGCGTTTTTGCTGCCCACTTCCAGATCCACTCAGCCAGGAGTTTAGACGCCCCATATGCTGACGCGGGATACACCGCCTTATCCGTGCTGATCAAGATTGCACAATCAACACCGCATTCTATCGCAGCTTTCGCCACATTTTCAGAACCGGTGATGTTGGTCCGGTTAAGTTCCGGAACATCTCCTTCGGTGATGTCGAGGTTTTTCATCGCCGCCGTGTGGATGACGGTATCACATCCCCGCATTGCATAATGGACACGAGTATAGTCGCGGATATCCCCATAGATCCGGGTGAATTGAAATTCTGGGTAGTTCAGCGCTGCCAGATTGCTTTCACAATTGTCCATCGCCCGGACTTTGTATCCTTGCTTGATCAGGATATCCACAATTTCCCGACCGAGTGATCCGGCGCCCCCAGTTACCAAATAAATCTTTGAAGGGGGTTTTAATCCCCCCTGTGATTCAGAGAGGTGTTCCCAATCGCTCACGTCTTCAACCTCCTGCATAGTTCCGCCAGCTCGCTCATGGTGATGCTAACGTAATTGTCACGGGGACACCACGAGGGATAATATTCGTCCCGTTTGACATGGACTTCCAGATATTCTAATCCTTGCCGAGCCCATTTTTCAACGACGTTACTATCGGGGTAATGTGAGGAAACGCCGCAAAAACCCTCGGGGATTTTGTCAATCGGAGCCCGTATAGGGGGATATTCCGGGACGCAATACATATTTTTCCCTGATACCAGCATCTCCTTTTCGGTTGCTTTGCATACTGATAGGATTTCTTCGTTGCGTCTGTCAAAATACCGAATTTTCCACCGCTTCACGTATGGATTCAACATTTCCACCGCTTCCGGGTACATCGGAGTGCAGAGAAACTCTATTCCGTGAGAATTACACCGATGATACAGATATACAATATCCTTCTGTGTGAGCGCGATTGAATAGAGGTGGCTCCCTATTGCAAATCCATCTTGCTTGTAGGCTTGGAACTTTGCAATATCGGCGCCTGCTTCGGAGGATTCTCGGATCATTTTGTCTGCTTCGTCCAGATTTCTCCAGTTTACACCAATTTCAGCTATCACTTTTGTCATATTTATCACATGAACCTCTTGAGAACTTTCGGTTGTGATGGTTTCCCCATCGTAGTTTGGATGGCATACCGCAGCGCGTCCAGTGCGTGATCGAACTTCTTTACCGGCTCGTCTTCTCCCTTTACTTGTTTTTTCGCATCCCAAACATAAGAAGAGAACTCCTTAATCAGATTCGGGCACTCTGGGGATATATGGAGTTTCCCGCTTGATAATTTCGTCGAAACAAGCCGGATCCCGTCGATAACACTATTATTGGCATCCCGGACTGAGAATCCGTCGTTCCGGAGCTGGACTTTGAACGATGCCGCTGATGGGTCGAGGATAATAGAGCGAAGTTTAAGTTGCCCAACTCGCCAATCATTCTCTCCAATAGATTCAGCTACAAATGTTTTCAAGGCGGAGGAATACTGGGCGTCTGTGAGCTGTCTACCTGCTGCTGTGCTATCGTAATAATATTCTTTGATAACGTGAATTGCGTCTTTCCAAATCCCTAACAGTAGGAATGCGCAGGGGTTGCTTGTGCCGTAATCTATGCTCACGAGATAATAATCTGGATTCCCCTCTGGTTTTGGTGCAACATGGATCTTTTCGTCCCACATATCATAGACAGCGCCTTCAGCAATGCACCAGAGCCCCAATATAAATCGCTTGAACCACAACCCTGTGTATTCCTGCTTGAGCGCTTCGACATATGCAGGATCCAGATAGGGATTGTCGTCTAACGTAAAATGCCATTTTTTAAGGTGAGTCAATCCTTTTTCCAAGTAATTGACTTTCAGCCAGTGGAAAGGACCGTCCGGATTAGTGGTCCCGTACAGTCTCGCGCCGGGAGATCGCAGACGGGAGAGGAGCATGACCCAGAACGATTCAGGATAGAGCGTGATTTCATCGCAGTATGCTCCAACAAACGACGCACCCCGGATCTTCTGTTCCGCGCGTTCGTCGTTCGCTCCTACGAGATACACACGCCTGCCAAAAATATGGATTTCCCCTTTTCCCATCCCCTTAGTACTGACGTTCCGGGATCCATACATCGTAATAAGCGGATCTATCACGTTCCGTTTCAGGGTTCGTTCGGTCTTACCGATCATCACGAGTTCCCCGGGGGGTCCGTTGATGACGAAATCCACCCAACAGAAAAACGTCGTAACCGTTTTAGATGAGCTGACGCTTCCTTCCCAGATGTTCAGCCGGGCATCCGCCTCACAATAGGATCGGAGTGCCTTATCCCGTAGAGGTTGAAGCAATCCCAATACCATCCAATTTCATACGAGAGAAAATTTCGTTGATTTCGCCTTTGCTTTTATCAAAATCTAGAGTTACGTCGCTATATTTGTCTTTCCATTGGGTTTTGAGATAGAATATTTGTGCAGTTACATCTCCCGGCACATGAACAGTAATCTCTTTTTTTTTGGTAACTTTCCGCTCTTTTCCGGCAGCTCCGACCATCTGTGCTTCGATTTCAGTTTTAGTATAATCATATCCTTTCGCCCGTTTCACAAGCGAATCCTCAACTTCAAACCGCACTAACTCTTTACTATTTTTTATAGCGGTTGATAATTCCGGGTATCTGCGAACCCAATCCTTGAACGTAGCAACCGCAATTCCTATACGCTCTGCGATTTGCTCATATGTGTATCCATCTCGGGACAACCATTTCACTAAATTAGGATGTATCTTTTCGTCGTAATGTGATGGTCTGCCTTTTTTTGCGATCATTCTATCTTTTTGATCTCCTTACCCGGGAAGGTGTCTTTATACCGCTGCAATATGACGGCAACATAACAAGTTTTAATATTGTGTAATGCTAATCTATACATAATGAAACTCACCCCGAAGATATGCCCGGTTTGTGGTGAATCCTTCCATCCGAGACTTAGCACGACCAAGTGCTGCTCTATGGAATGTTACAATAAGATCAGGAGCAAGCACCGAAGGAAGCGGGTCGTCAAGTCCTGCCCGGTTTGCGGTAAGTCTTTTGAGGTTCTGCAATACCGAGAGGATACGGCCAAATATTGCTCTAAAGAATGTTGGTCGGTTCGCAATCCCCCAAGGGTTAAACCGTGCCCCCAATGCGGCAAGTCGTTCTCTGATGGGGGATATAATGACGCGAGGTTCTGCTCCCGCAAGTGCTACAACGAGTTTCAATCGGTGAATCATCGCGGGGTGTTGGCTCATGCTTGGAAGGGGGGGAAGAGCCTTAAACGGGAGAGAGCACGAATGGGAAACGATCTCGCCCATTGGCGTAAGGCGGTTTACAAACGGGATGGTTATGCCTGCCAGAAGTGCGGAAAGAGGGGACGCGGTTTGCAGGCGCACCACATCAAACCATTTATCGACTTTCCTGATTTGCGCCTTGATGTGAGCAATGGGATCACGCTCTGCCTTGATTGCCATGAGCACGAGCACGGGCATAGAATAAACGCACCCGGTAAGTTCCCGCATCATTGTATTGATTGTGGCAAGGAAACGAGCGGGAGGGGCTTCTATTGCCGTTCCTGCTCTACTATTCACCATTGGGAGAAGTGGCGGCAGGTTAATCGCCCTCCAAAAGAACCGGCATCTTGTTAAAGGTGGTCTTATAGCGTTCAAGACTAACTGCCACGTACCCGGGATCCACTTCCACACCTCGGCACTTCCTCCCCAGATTCTCGCAGGCGATCATGGTGGTGCCGCTGCCAAGGAAGGGATCAAAGATAATGTCTGCTGCTTGTGAGAAATCCTCGAGGATTTGTTTGAATAGCCCCACGGGTTTCTGGGTTGGATGAACACGTGATGTGAGTTCTTCCGAGCGTTCCCCTTTGCGCGATAGACCGTTCCAAAGCCAGTGATAAAGCCGGACGCTCTGATCGAAAGAAGTCCATGCCAGCTCCGCATCGGCAAAGTTTCCAGTATTCTCTTTATCCCAGACAATCCAGCAACGTGAGGGAGGAAGGAAATCGGTAAAGTAATTCCCTCCGAAAACAATTTTGTTTTTGATGTCGTTTAGGAGCGCCAATGCTGCCCTTGCAGTATCGGTTGATTCGTCTCCGATCACTTCATTATATGATCGGGATTCGACGCGGTTGTTCCCCCAGATATTTCCTTTAAATTTGGTGACTCCTCCGCCACCCACTTTCTTGGATTTTCCCTGTACTACTGATATGCCGTACGGGGGATCGGTAAGCAGCAAGTTAGTGTCGCCCCCCCCACTCGTGCCACTACTTCAGGATCGGTGCAATCGCCTACAATAATGCGATGTTCCCCGCATTGCCAGAGTTGTCCGGTTTCTGTGCCCCACTCTTTGCGCAGCTCCTCCGCTCTGCTTATCTGTGGTTCTGTGTCGAGCGTGACCTTCTCCCCAAACAATTCTTCGTCGATCTTTTTTAGTTCATCTTCGGAGAATCCTGTAATGCTGATATCGAAATCCGCTTCTTTCAGCTCCGAGAGCACGATAGAGAGCTGGGAAAAATCCCAATCTCCTGAAATCTTATTCAGAGCGACGTTCAGTGCCTTCTCTTGGTTTTTTGGGAGATCCACCACAACAACATCAATGGACGCTTCACCCATCTCTTTCAGCACTTTAAGGCGTTGGTGACCACCGATCACCGTATAATCTGCATTGACTATTACCGGGTCAACATACCCGAACTCCTCAATAGACCGCTTGATCCGCTGGTATTCCGGGTCTTTATCGCTAAGGTTCTTTCGCGGGTTGTATGCCGCTGGTTTCAGTTCACTAATCAGAACTTTTTTAAAGTTCATTGCCGGATCACGTCCACGGTATACTCTTTCACCAAAAACGCACACTCTGCGTCTTCAATCAGCATCCCAACAATCTCCTTGACCTCATCGTCCGTATTGATATCTGCCACGTCGCTGGTCTTCAGTTTGATGTGGATCTCCAATGTATCACTTCTCCATCAACGTTTCACCAGATGTGATCTTATACTCTGATGGCGCAGGCATTTTATCCCGGATCTCTATCAGCGTCCGGTTCATCTTCTCCAGCTCCCGCAAAATCGCATTGAATTTGTTTTCCAGGTCTGCTTCGTTCATGAGACCCCCGCCGGGTAGTGGACCCGGACATCACATCCCAAAGAAGGGCAGGGGGTAATAGGATTTCCAGAATTATTCAGTCTGGACTTCAATTTCACAACACTTATTTTCGGTGTTGAACTTCTGCCTTGTGCCATCGGAGGACACAATTGTAAACTCAGGATAGAACGAACGCCCAGTATACTGGTTCGTGCCTTGCTGGTACCGGTGTGTGTGC